GCCCAAAACCCAAGGAGTGCCCAGAGTGCCCAAAACCCAAGGAGTGCCCAGAGTGCCCAAAACCCAAGGAGTGCCCACGGCGCCCAGAGCGCCCACAGTCTGCACAGTGTCCGAAGTGTCCAGATTGCGGAAGTAATGATACCATTTTGGGATTTTCTATAACACGCGGAGGATCAATTGTGGAAGAAATAGATAATGTAGAAAATAGACTGTCCCCGCTTCTTCATAAGATGGTTTGTGGGTTATTACACGACCCCGAACTCGAAAAAAAGATGAAAAACAGCTGGAATGGTGAGATGGATTGTGAGAATTGGAAAACATTATTCAGGAAAGAAATTGATGAAAGGTTTATTAATGAATTAAAATCATTACCTAAACCAAGTGCAAGTGATCCTGGAATCGCACGATATATTTTCGATAATAACATACACACGATCGTCGCGGATGGGTTGGCTCCGATTCGAGATAAAATCATCGAAGAAATATGCCCGAATGGTAGAGATAAAATGACATCTCAGCAAATCATAGACCTGTTTAAAAAAGTACGCAAAAACTTTTGTGCAAAGGTTACACCTTTACCTAACATTAAATTGGATGGTTTTTTTATAGCCTAAGTGAAGATGGAATATCAAAAAAAAACAAACGAGCAAAATGTCTTACGAAGAATGCCTCCGCGATGCTATGCGCCTTCACATGCTTTCCACACCAGATGAGAGGTGTGCTCATCTGGCCAGGAGCGTCTTCAAGATGAAGAACAAATACAAGCAACACGAGGAGAATAAGAAGGGGAGGTCGATTCAGGTCATCGTCGAGGCGCCTAAACATATAGTCGAACAGAAACACACAATCAACATTTGTCAGGCTACGACACTTAAGGGAAAAAAGTGTGCATTCAAGGCGACGTGTGGATCCTTCTGTAAAAAACATAGTGTGTCGAAGAAAGACATGATAGCACTAGGGAAAAAGATTTGAAATAATAATAATATTGTATATAAATGTTCGACAAAGAATCTTTGAAACCAGTCATACTTTCCATGATTATATATCTTATCATCGCCAAGCTACTCCCCGAGATTATTAAGAAGCCCACAGGTATAACCATCATCGATGATCTCAACATGATGCTGATCGCCCAGAAGGGTGCACTATCCTCTGGAGCTATCCTCACTGGTATCGTTGCGTTTATCACGCACTATGTTATTGACCAAGAACTCATGTAAAATATTCTCTTGACCAGTGATATTCTTCGTGTGTGTATGGTCCATGTATTTTAATCTCTTATCAAAGGCGTCGCGCATGAACTCCGAGAGTTGGTCTGGATCTGGGTTACCCCATACCATACCCTTTTTGAAGAGGAAGTCATCTCTCTCCAACTCTTGAAGTGTACATTCGATCGTATAAGGAGTTTTTATATATTCCTTGGCTCCCCCGTAATCCGTGATGATGACTGGTTTATCACGAAGGGCAGCCTCGACGGCCCCCATCCCCACACCCTCGGAGTGTGAAAAGCTCACGTAACAATCGCATCTCCTATGGATGTTATCCATTTCTTCATCGGATACGAGACCATTTATGACTTCTACATTCGGGATATTTATATTAACTGGAGTCGAACATGTTGCCTTTACTACTAGTCGTGCCATTGGTTCATTTAGACGAATGAATGCCTCGAGGACGGCGCGGAAGTTTTTACGAGGGTCCATGATATTTCCGATGTGATAGAAAATATACTTATCGTCACGAGGTATGTGTGCGTGTATGATATAGAATGTGGTATCTGGAAATTGTCTGGAGAAGACTCTTTGACAGAAACTACTCGGTACAGCTACGCGGTCGAAGTGTTTGAATAGTTTTCCATAATCTTCATGAACCGTCTCAGTCTCGCACACAGTCATACACGTGAGATGTTTGATTTTTCTTTTCATCGTAGGTATCTTATCGAGCCACTGGGGTACGGGGAGTGCAAATATGAAAGCTTCGTCACACTCAGGAATATCATACGATAATTCCACGTAAGTACTACCGGGAAAAAGACTACTGTATTTTTTTAGATGCTGCCCGATGCCACTCAATAATGTTGGACCTATGAATAACATTTATTATAAAGATAATATTCCTTTTATATATATAATGGACTCCATCAGAGAAGATATTCAGGCTGAACTTCGTCGTGTTCGCATCAATAAGAATCATTTATATAATACTCTTCTCAGGATTATAGATGAGATTCCCGTGAAGGTTGAGGAGCCCGTGAAGGTTGAAGAGCCCGTGAAGGTTGAGGAGCCCGTGAAGGTTGAGGAGCCCAAGAAGGTTGAAGAGCCCGTGAAGGTTGAAGAGCCCAAGAAGGTTGAAGAGCCCAAGAAGGTTGAAGAGCCCGTGAAGGTTGAGGAGCCCAAGAAGGTTGAGGAGCCCAAGAAGGTTGAGGAGCCCGTGAAGGTTGAGGAGCCCAAGAAGGTTGAAGAACCCAAGAAGAGGGTAGCCAGGAAAAAGAAGAATGTTACATTGGCGCTCTAAACTTATTCACATAATACATGTACCCACCCAAAATAGCAAAAAGTGCTAATAAAATATAATTGAATGAATACTTTTTCTTTTTAGGTTCTTCTTTATCGGGAAGTTTTTGAACATTTTGGTTAAGCTCATCAATCTTCCCGATGAGTTCATGGAGTGCCTCGAGTATCTGTACCTCCTTGTTCACTGGTTTCTCCTTGACGTCTATGGTGGTCACCTCCAGGACCATGAAGAAGCTGACGGACGGTTGAAGAAGTTCGTAGTCCCCATCACCTTGTGATTCGTACATGTTGAAGTGTAGTTTCTGGATGGATATGGGATTGAAGTAATTGGTCTGTCTGTGAAAGGACTTCCACTGTTTGTCTCGCATGATGAAATCATTACTTCCAGTGAAGCTTCTCTCTAGAGGTACCCGAGCGAGGATCTGCCCCTTTCTCTCGTCCAACATCTGGGCTACCTTGGGAACGTCGGGACACACCACGTCTATGTACTTTGCTACGTTGGTGTTTCCACTGGCGTCACTCTGTCCAATCTGAGTCGCGTAAAAGTCCACCATCTTTATACCTATGACTTTGTTCATCTCTTCGATGTGGATGTTGGACTCAAGGGATATGTCTACCGTGAAAGTATTATTAGAACCCTTTACATACTGAGAATCAACCGTGATATACTGTACTTTCTTCGGAACGTCCTGTAACGAAACGACCATCTATCATTTACAAAGATAAAAAGGATGACCTAAGTGAAACCATATGTGGGTCCAGGCCATCTACAACGTTATTCGCGAAAGAACTTCTGAACTCACGTTATGGGGAATATTGCCAGCATGTCTGAAAAGATTTCTCTTGGATGTCGATCTCGAACACATTCGTTTGCGGAACTCAAGGATTGCTACGACGACAACAGACGCTCAGTGATACCAGTGACAACGGATGACGAGGAGGACATGCTCTTGACGGTCAACGAGTGTGGAGAAGAAGTTGTTATTATTGTACCTAAGTGGTGGAAATTGAAGGGGTAATGTATCAAAATGACGATAGATTACATCCCCCTACTGACGGACGACTACAAGCTCGCGTTTTGTCAAGCGACCAATGGACTCTGCACGGATGTCCAGCGACTCATATGGGAAGAGGTTATCGTGACTGAACCCGTGTGTCCCCCAGCTCCCAAGAAGTTGAGTAGGATGTACCTACACCTAAAAAATCGTAGCGTAAGATACTTAGAAAAATAGACCTCGTGTAATATACAAGATGCAAGTATTTATCAAAACTTTGACTGGTAAGACGATCACCCTGGAGGTGGAATCATCTGATACGATCGATAACGTCAAGGCGAAGATCCAGGACAAGGAGGGTATTCCACCAGATCAACAGCGTCTTATCTTCGCAGGCAAGCAATTGGAGGATGGGCGCACCCTGGCGGACTATAACATTCAGAAGGAGAGTACCCTACACCTGGTATTAAGGCTTCGTGGTGGAAAAAATGTGTATATAATAAACAATGGGTCTAACGACTACGACGCGGAAAATGTTCACACAAAATGGTAATATCATGTGTACAGCGAAATCTTCGATGGGAGGTAAAAAGAAGTGGAACGGTAACGCTTGTAATAATTTAAAGTCTATTTATAATTCGTACAATTTAAATCATAATAATTACAATCGCTACGTTACGTATTCCAAAACGCGTAGAAAGTTGATCACTATTTACAACGATTTGAATATATCTTTTCCTCATAGCAACCCAAAACTTAAAAAATATAAGAATACACTCTCAACGGTTTTATATATAAAATCAATAGGACTCTATTACATACATATAGGTGGGACTTCCATTTTTATAAAAATCCCTCCAGTTACCAGTGATTATTTGGAACATGGGAAAGCTATATCAAATAAAGCCAGTGCACAAAGGGCTGGCGCGTATAAGGTTGCTAAGGAGGTTGTGAGAATGGGAGCCTCTATTACGAAGCCGCCTTAGGGAATGTCGCGCGACACCATTTCTCATTGAGATTTCCAAATGGAGAATATTCAAAAAATAAATGTATCAACGCACCAGTCAGTACAAGTTGCGTGAAAATATGGACTTTGGGAAGCAACCCCCTTATGCTAACAAACATAACGAGATTGATAAGTCCAACTATAAGTGCTTCTAAAATTACAGAACGTTTCATATATTACAATGTACAAAAAAAATAATAATAGTAATAATAAATGGAACAGGGACAAATGTTTATAATGGCTGGTGGGTTCTTCGTATTTTTGATAATCATTGGATTGATAGTATATTTCACAGTGTTTAATAAAAAAAAGGAAGATGATGAAACAGAAGAGGAAGAGGAAGAGGAAGGGGAAGGGGAAGGGAAAGAGACCGTGAGTTCAGGTAATGTAGACCCAAATGGTAATGTTATAAAGGGGCTGACGACAGCCAACTTAGTAACTGGTAGTCGCACTAAGTTTGTGAAAGCACCTGGTGATTCGATGGCTGAATGCAGGAAAAAGGCCAAACAATATGGGTTTATGGCTACGGGTCATCGCAATTCAGATTATCCAGATAGTAATTTGAAAAATACATGCTTTTTTTATACAAAGGCAGAGCCTAGATGGTCTGGTGAAAAACGTGACTTAACACAAGTTTCTGGGTGTACAGACGCGAGTAAAAAATGGCCGAACTGTGGGACTAAGGGTATGGTAATCCCAGGATGGACGAGAACTAATTTAAATACTAAATATGATTTTCGGGCTAAAGATATAACCGAATGTCGAAAAAAAGCCAAAGAACTTGAATTTGTTGGGGTTGGGTATCGTACTTCAGAACACCCAGTCATGGAAAATAAGGATACTTGTTTCTTTTATGATGGTACGGACGCAAACTTCAAGGGGAATTTGAGAGACCAGGCCAATGTTACAGGATGTGCAGATGCCGAGAAGATTTGGCCAGATTGTTAAATAAACCTAAGTCACATCGTCTTTATTTGTTTTTCAAGTAACAATGGAGTACCTCTGCCTTA